TAGTAAGTTAGATTTAATTTACTATTCGTAAACTTAGATAGTAACTTAGATGATACAATTACATCATATGAACCGGGAATGATTCTGATGTTTTCTACTTTAAAGTTAAAAGTAAAACTCTTATCAGTTTCACCTACAATAACTGCATATTCGTTTGATGTATCATTCTTCTTGTCACGAACAATCAGTTTGACTACACCATTACCACCCACTACTGCAAGATCAGGTAATTGATAAACTGCAGCAGCCTTGAGTAGTTTCTCTAATGAGTTACTATCAAGTTGGAAACATGCATCTTGTGATGGTAGAGATATCTCTTTCTCAGGTGGTGCAATAATTACTTGTGGATCTGCAAAGAAATATTTAACTTTTCTTCTTCCTTCACGAATTGTAAGGTGAGTCTCTGCAGAAAAATCTAGGTCTGGATCTTGATGTAAACTCAATCCATTTAGAAACTGATTAAGATCATATATTGCAACATCTCTTGGGAAGTCTTCTGGTATCTCTGCTTCAGCAAGAATATTCTTTGCAACAGATATCGTGCGAAGTTGATTTCCTTTCTTCACAAGGATTGAATTATTAATTCCTGCAAAATTCTTAAGGATACCTAAAGTGTTGTCACTCAAATTCATTGTCATAGTTGTTAAGGCATTTGTTCAAAATTTCCTGATGGCATTGATGGTTCGCCATAGTGATTATCGAAGTGTAATAATAGCATAGCATAATGTATGACTTTCATCAAGTCCTTCTTATTCTTTCCGTCTTTGTTTCCATATCTACTTCCATACTTAAGTATGTTAGCCTGACAGAATGCAGCTGCAAGTTCTTTTGATGCCATCAAATCAATCGTTTGGACATTGCGAAACTCATGAGACTTACCTGTATAATGTCCTTTATATGTTGAAGACACATACTCCTCAATATCTTTTAGAATCTCTTCTTCATGATATTTGTAGAAGTGTGCATATTGTGGTTTGTAATCCATTTTATCTAATTGTTCTTGATGAAACTGTCTTGTCCACCCATCATTATATGATGAGTTTGCATTTGTAAAATGATGTGATCGTTGATCGTCTACATCTGCCATGTATTGATCATAGTAGTCGTTTTCATAATCAAGTCCATCATACTCATAAGCAGTATTACCTGCTCCGACACTAGTGTCGATGATGGGATATACTTCATCCATAGTTCCGTTTAAAGCCTCCCACGCTAAACTCCATGCATTAACCATATGTGAAAAGAAATTCATTTACTAGATTTTCTGCTTTCTCTTTACCAAACTTACCACTCAGATATCCTGATACTGGATCGAGTTTAGTCATGTAAGCATCAAAGTCTTTATAGACACTAGTGTCCTCACCAGTGGGTTTCTCTAATTCTAACATCTCTTTATACTTTGTCAAGTAGGTTTGGAACATATCTAAATGTTCGTCCACCTCATCCATTGTACATTTGGCAATATAAACATTCTCAGAGAAATGATTTCCGGGTTCAAAGAACCGATAGTCACCTTTACTCTTTGGTAAATCATCAACTGAGAACAAATAGTTCTCTACAGGGTGTTGAAAATCAAAGACAATAATGACCTTCTTGTCAAAGAATCCCATAAGATCCATACCAAAACATGGAAGATTACTGCCTGTTTTAGGATAGATGATGTTGTTGTATATGCTAGACTTTTCATTCCAGATCTCCACTACTCTTGACTTTATTATATAGTCGTGTTTATAGACTTTTGCAGAAAGCACAGTACCCTTGGCCTCCCAATCTGCCCACGGATGAGCAAACTGGAGATCAAAGGTATCATGTAATGCTTTTTTGTAGTTACCCCACAGATTCATCGGACTCCTTGTCAAAATCTACATCTGCATCTACTTTATCATACAATTCCATGAATGACTGTTTTGTTTCATCATCGAAACGATTGACACAGTTTTGAATTGCCTTTGCTTTATCTTTGAAGATAGAGTATGCACGAATGATGTGAACAAGTCTACGAGTACTTACGATCTCTTCGATACCACCATCATAGAATGTTCTACGAATAATGTCTGCCCAGTCTACAAGTTTCTTAATGAATCCATCATCATGAACTCCAACACTTGCAGAGTGAAGACGCAACATCTTCTCTTCAATCTTAACATGAGGATATGATTGCTCAAAGGTCACAGGGAATCTCTCAAGGAATGCTTCGTTCAATACATTAGTACCGATGAATCTACCATCCTCAGATCCTTTACCTTTAGTATTTGCAGTCGCAATTATATTGAATCCTGCAGCAGGTTTTACCCACTTTCCTATCTTCTTCAAGAAGACACCTTTGCCTTCAAGAATAGATTGTAAACATAGTATCTTGTTAGATGCTAGATCGATCTCATCTAAAAGGAGTATAGCTCCCCTCTCCAAAGATTCGATAACTGGCCCATTGTGCCAAACAGTGTTGCCATCAACAAGACGAAACCCACCAATAAGATCGTCTTCATCTGTTTCTATCGTGATATTCACGCGAATTAACTCTCTATTTAGTTGGGCACATGCCTGTTCAACAGAAAATGTTTTACCATTACCTGACAATCCAGTAATGAATGTAGGATAGAATAACTTAGATTGAATAATTCTTTTAACATCAGCAAATGGGCCAAACTTTACAAATGTCTCATCCTTCTCAGGAACTAAGTTTTGTGCGAGTGATGCTACAACTGCAGGTGCTGCTGCAGGTGCTACAAATGCTGCTTCGATATCTTCTACTACTTGTTGTGTAACTTCAAGATTCCACTTACCTTTAGTTACTTTAAATTCTTTAAGTTTCTTAGTAACTGTCTGATATGTAATATCATTGATTGCACACCATGCACGAACTTCTGGTGTGGTAAACTCTGAACCATATTGTGATCTTAGACCATCAATAATTTCTTCACGAGTCATTTTGATTTCAAAAGGGACGAATGCTTTTTTTGTCATAATAAAGGGGTTTCTTTGCTATGTACTTATTATAGTAGATAATAACACCCTTACAACAAAAAGTGGACAGTTTGTAGACTGTCCACTATTTATTAGGCAACCATCTCAATAAACTTACTCAGAATCTTTTTATTCATCTTCTTGTTTTTAAGACTCTTCTTGAAAGCACTTCTGATCTGTGCTTTGGTTGCATCTCCTTGAACCTCAAACTCAGCTTCATTTGCAAGTGCTGATGCAGATAGTCCAAGATATACTTTGTATCCTACATCTTCCATTATAATAGTTTTAGTTTTTTTCCATGATTCTAAAATCTTTGCGATCTTAGGATCATTGTAATCATCACTATTTTGCTGAACGAAATACTTAGCATCTCTTCCTTCCATAACTCGAATACCAACAAAATTTACATTTGGCAATTCATCTGAAATATTACGAAGTAACATCTTAGTGTAGTCATGATACTGATATCCACAGTTGTATGTCTTACCAGTTTTACGATTACGAAGAACACATCCATCATTAAAACTACCAGTACCAAAATAACTTTCTCCTGCAAATCTAGTAACTGTTCTATGATAATCAAGTTGATATCCTTCACCATCAGTTAGAATTACACAGTTTACTTTCTCAACTTTGTTATTTGCTTTGAACTGAGGAATAAGTTTATGTAAGGCCACGATTGTTTCATTCAATGGTGTTCCAGATAATGACATTCCGTGAGGTGTGACATCTCTACCATGATAGTTTCTCATTGAATTTACAATACGAAATACATTGTATAGTTGATCATTGAGTTCTCTTGCACGAACTTTACTGGAGAAAAGATTCATCAAAGAAAACTTATTGTCAACACGAATAATATTATCCTTTGCTTCATATAAATCGGAAAACTCATTGAACTCGTTAGTATTTGGAAAACATGTAGTGAAAGCATAAACTTCAAATGGAATTTGGACTTTCTTGCAGAACCAGATTAGATTATATAACTGCTTGATAGTATCCATCATTACATTCGCCATTGAACCAGACCAATCAAGAATGAATACGAGACCATGATTCTTACCTTCTGGAATCACAGATACCTTTTTGAATAAGTCTTCGTTGTATTTGTAAGTATGTAACTTAGTTGTATCAAGAATACCAGTACGACTTACAGTAGCACGAGCATATGCAGATGCAGACTTCTTACACTCAAACTCTTTGACAAGATAGTTGACTTCTTTTTGTGCAGACTTCTTGAACTTATTATAATCCTGTTCTGTATCCTTTAAGAATTTGTCAAGAGAACTATCATACAGAGATCCTCTGAATCTAGAGTCATATGAATCAAATCTTTCAGATTCTCTTTTTAGTTGTTCAGCAACATCAATCATTTTTTCTGCACAAAGTTCATGTATCTTTTTGTTTGAAATAATAACTTTGTCAATATCAAGATCAGGTAACTCAAGGTATACATTCTCTCTGCTACTTTCGTTTGTAAGATTCTTAAGTGACTCTTCAAGACTCTCAACTGTCTCTGCAGATATTTCTTCAACACCAGTATGTCCACCTACATGATTATTAACTTTGGTCTCAATCTCAGTCTCTTCCTGTGTTTCACCATCATCATTCACATCTTCACCAGATTCATCTGATTGATTCATTGGTATTTCCACACCGTCATCATCTTCTTCTTCATCATCACCATTCATTTCAATATCAAAATCTATATCAAGGTCTTCTACCTTCTCTTGTTCTTTTCTCTTCTCTTCTGAGAGACAATAATCATATAATGCTTTGGCAGCCTTAAGTGCATCTTCAAATGTCTCACATAAGTCAATCTTGTTTACAAAAAACATTTCATCAGAACTAAATGGAATGTCATAGTAAGTACCAATCTTATAGTGTAGATTCACACGATCGGCAAGAATCATTTCACCAATATCTTTTTGCTTGACTTGAAAGAAATCATCTTTGTGCAATTCAGTGTAACCTTTATAGAATGTCTTTGAGATGCCATCATATCTTCTCTTCATTAATTTCTCAATACGAGCATCTTCTACAATGTTTACAAAACTTGGATGTATCTCATATTCTTTCCACCACTCCTCATTAGGTGTATATAATGCATGACCAACCTCATGACTTACAAGCATATCAATTACATTCTCAGATGCATTATCCCA